CAAAAGAACAAAGAAGGCTTTATAGAGGCATTTTATCCAGTGCTTGCAGTAAGCTATGACCTACTACAAGGCAAAGACAATAAAATGTACTTACAGTTTCAATTTATAAATGGCAAAACATATACAATACCTTACCTAGAGCTTATACATTTAAGATTATTCTATAACAAGCACGATATATACGGAACATCAAATAGGATATTAAAAACTGACATTGAAACAGCACTAACAACAAGCGAAGGCATTAAAAATGCTATAAAGACATCAAACAACTTAAAAGGTATTTTAAAGTTTACAAACACAATGCTTAAGCCAAAGGATATTAAGGAAAACAAAGATGCGTTTGTAAGAGATTTTTTAAGTATGGAAAATACATCTGGTATAGCTTCACTTGATGCTAAAGCAGAATTTGAGCCATTAAACTTAAAGCCTATAACACTAGATAAGTCACAGATGGAACAAGTAAACTATAACATCTATGACTACTTCGGTATAAGTGAAAATGTAGTACGCAACCATTTTACAGATGATGAGTGGAACGCATTTTACGAAGGTGTAATTGAGCCAAGAGCAATACAGATGAGCTATGAGTTTACTAACAAGATATTTAGCGATAAGGCAATACGAGAAGGGCATAAGATAGTGTTTACTGCTAATCGTTTACAATACCAAAGTTTAGATAAAAAGATAAGACTATTACAGCAAACGTTACCTTATGGTATCTGGACAAAGGATGCAGTGTTAGAGATATTAGACCTACCACCAATACGGAGGCGAAGAAGGACAAAAAATATTACAGTCATTAAACTATATCAATACGGATAAAGCGGATGACTACCAAGGAGGCGAATAAGAGATGGAAAAGAAAATCAAAGAAGTAAGACTTAAAGAAGTAAGAGCATTAGAAGATGAGCCAGAAAAAATGATAATTGAAGGCTATGCAGTAGTATTTGATGAGCCAACAGATCTAGGCTACATTGAAGTAATTGACAAAGGAGCATTAGATGAAGCGGACATGAGCGATGTATGTCTAAAGTATAACCATGAAGATACAACACTTATAATGGCAAGAACACGTAACAAGAGCTTGCAATTATCAATAGATGACCACGGACTTAAGATATATGCTGAACTAATAGACACACAAAGTAATAGAGATATTTATAAGTCTATACAAGCTGGCTTACTAGATAAGATGAGCTTTGCGTTTATAGTAGAAGATGCAAACTGGGATACAGTAGATGGTACAGATATAAGACATATTAAAAAGATAGCAAAACTATTTGATGTATCAGTAGTAGATGTACCAGCTTACGAACAAACCGAAGTATATGCTAGAAGCAAAGAAGCAGTAGACAAAGAGCAAGAAGCATACCACAATTTGAAACTTGAAAAAGAAAAACTATTGATGATGTTAAGTTTATAATTTGCGAAAGGGCAAGCTGGAGAGCTTGCTTTTTTTGTTGGTAGAAACAAAATAGCAATAATTATAAAAAGCTGGAGAGCTTAAATTTTAAAAGGAGGTTAACAACATGACCGCACAAGAAATTGAAGAAAGAAAAAAAGAACTTGCAGGAAAAATACAAGATGCGACATCAACAGAAGCATTAGAAGAATTAAGAAACGAAGTTGAAGAAATTAACGCAGAAGTACCAGAGCAAGAATTACCTCCAGAAGCTGAAGAAGTTACCGAAGAAGCTAGCGAAGAAGTAACAGCAGAAGCTGAAGTAGAGGAAGAAAAAGAAGAAGAAAGAAAACTAATAAGAGTAGGCACTGAAGAAATAGTACCTATTGAAAATGTTAAGGAGGAAAGAACAATGAACAAATATGATATTGAAGCAAGAGCATTTGCTAAAAGATTAATGAACAAAGAATTAAACGAAGAAGAACAAAGAGCATTAGGAGATGCAGTAGGAACAACAGCTACATCTTACACAGCATCTTCTGCTGATGCACAAGGAATTAACAACCTAGGACTTTATATACCAAAGTCAATAAGATTAGAACTTGAAGAAAGAGCTAGACTAGAAAGCCCTATCTACAATGGTATTAGAAAATTAAGAGTAAGAGGTAATGTTGATGTACCTTATTTATATGCTGCTGATAATGCTGCTTGGTATGTTGAATTATCAAACACAGCAAACGAAGGACAAGAACACAAAGCTATTACTTTAATTGGTAGAGAATTAGCTAAAAACATTGAAATCACTTGGAAAGTTGACCAGATGACACCAGAAGGACTTATTGACTTCCTAGTAGATGAATTATACGAAAAAATGTATAAAGCAAAAGTTACAGCTATCATTTATGGTACTGGCTCAACATATAACCAACCATCTGGTATTACATTAGGACTTAATGCGGTAACAACAGGTGCTACACCTATTGATACTATTGCTGACACAAAAGCAACATTAAGCGAAGATGCAAAAGTTGGTGCTGGTGTATATGTAAGCCCAGCAGTTGCTGATGCTATTAGATACTATAAAAATGGCGAAGGAAATTATCCATTTTTAGCAGGACTTCCAACAGGAATAGTTGAAGACCCTTACCTAGCAAACAATGACATCATTGTTGGTAATTTAAGAAACTATGTATGGAACGAGCAAGAAGAAATTAGAATTGATAGAGATATCAATATGCCAAAACGTACTGTAATTTATGGTGCTTACCAAGTATGTGATGGTGGAGCAAAAGTTGGAGCATTTGCTTACGGACAATATACACCAGCAAGTGTTTAATTTGAAATAAAAGGAGATAACTGATATGGCTGAAGAAAACGAAGTAAACCTATTGGCATTAGCAAAAGAAACGTTAGGAATAGTAGCGAGTGCGACCGCCAAAGATAACACACTAAATATGATAATACAAGCTGGAATAGATGATATGACCAGAGCTGGAGTAGAAGTAGATACTACAAACAATTTGGTACAAAATGCTTTAATGACTTATGTTAAAGCAAACTTTGGTATATCAAGCCCAGATGACAAAGCCAAGTTTTTAGAAGCCTATCAGTTATATTTAAGTGAGCTATCTTTAAGCGAAGGCTATAAGGAGGTAGTAGATGAAGGACTTGACAACTAAACTAATAACTAAACAATACGTTATAGATGAAATAGGCAACCAAAAGCTACAAGAAAACTATATAGAGATACCTATAATAGACATAGAGGATATATACCAAAGTGAGTTTTACAATGCTTCACAGCAAGGCTTAAAACCAACTTTGAGACTACGAATAAGCGACCTAAACTATAACGATGAGCCAGAGCTAGAGTACATGAACAACCGATACTCAATAATAAGAGTAGACATGATAAACAATGAAGAAATTGCACTAATTTGTGAAAAGCGAAGTGGTATAAACGGAAATATTACACCTAGTGTATGAGGTGGTATAGATGAGCAATAAAAATATAAAAGCAGATGATTTAGCGAACACGATAACACAATACTTGGACATAGCTTTAGAGGACTACACAAACATCATGAAGGAAGTTATAGATGAAACAGCCGAAAAAGTTGTAGAAGAAACAAAAGCACATATAACTTTTCATGACAAAGTATATTCTAAAAGTATAGCTTTAACCGATGAGTTTGATACCAAACGTAGTAAAAAGAAACTATGGTACGTTAAAGCACCACATTATAGACTAACGCACTTACTAGAGTTTGGACACGTTACAAGAAATGGAACTACAAGAACAAGAGCATATCCACACGTAAGATATGGGCAGGAGTATGTTACCGAACACTTTGCTAAAGATTTAAAGGAGAAGATAGAAAATGCAAAACTTGAAAACATTACTTGATGAACTAAATATACCAGTCGCTTACGATCATTTTAACACACCGACCACACCGCCATTTGTAGTGTTTAGAAGATACTCACAAAGCAACTTTGGAGCTGATAACAAAGTATATGAAAAAATAAACAACTACTACATTGAACTATATACAGAGTACAAAGATGTTGAGCTAGAGGAAAGTTTAGAAAACTTACTTACTGAAGCCGACATCTTTTTTAATGTAGAGAGTGAAGAATATATAAACGATGAGAAGATGTATCAAGTTGTATATGCAATAGGATACAAGGAAGAAAGAATAGAAAGTATTTAAGGAGGATAAAAAGATGGCTAATAAAGTAAAATTTGGCTTTAAGAATTGCTACTATGCACCAATAACAGTAAGCGACAATACTGTTACTTATGGTACACCAGTACAATTAAAAGGAGCTGTATCAATGAGCTTATCTGCTTCTGGAGAAACAACAGAGTTTTATGCAGATGATGGCTTATATTTTAGCGATGTTAACAACAACGGATATGAAGGAACATTAGAGCTTGCTTTAATACCAGATGATTTTAAAATCGCTTGCCTAGGAGCAACAAAAGATAGCGACAATGTTTTAATTGAAGGCTCAACAAAAGTAAACACACCATTTGCTTTACTTTGCGAATTTACAGGCGATGAAAAAGCAAGAAAGTTTGTATTTTATAACTGCATGGCTTCAAGACCAGATGTAGCTTCTACAACAAAAGGAGCTTCTATTGAAGTACAAAGTGAAACACTTAACTTAACAATAAGACCAAACGCTGATGGAGTTGTTAAAGCTGAAACAAGCGAAACAACAACAACAGGAGTAGTTGAAGGCTGGTACAACGCAGTATATCAAACATCTGCAAGTGTTTAATAATCAAGGAGAGTATATATGGAAAAAATACTTGAAATAGGCGGAAAACAAATAAAAATGAAGTCAACCGCTGGCACGATGATGCGTTATAGAAACAATTTTAATCGTGATTTTATAAAAGACTTAATAAGTTTACAAACCAAACTAAACGAAAAAGTTGAAAATGGCACTCAATTTGATGCGATAGACCTAGGCATATTTGAAAAGATAGCTTGGTGTATGGCAAAAACTGCTGATGACAATATACCAGATATAGAGCATTGGCTTGATGAGTTTGATACATTTGATATTATGCAAGTATTACCAGATATTATGAGCTTACTAACTGCGAACATGGAACAAATAAACGCAAAAAAAAAGACAGTAGAGGAGTAAGCAAAAAAACGGAAGTGAACTCTAATACAGTAGTATTAAGATGTTTAAAAATAGGTATGAGCCTATGCGACATGGATAACGTGACCATAGGCTTTATACTTGATTTAGTAGAAGAAAACAACAGTGAAGCAACTATAAACGAACAACCACTAGTTGCTGATACTGATATGATAGATAAGTTTTTTTAGGAGGTGCTAGACAGTGGCAGGAACAATAAAAGGTATGACAATAGAAATAGGAGGAAACACCGCACCACTAGAGCAAGCATTAAAAAACACTAACAAAGAAATAAACGCAACGCAAAAAGAACTTAAAGAAGTAAACAAGCTATTAAAACTAGACCCAAACAACGTAACACTATTAAAGCAAAAGCAAGAGATACTAACTGAAGCAATAGGCAAGACAACAACAAAGCTAGATGCTTTAAAGCAAGCACAAGCAAAAGTACAAGCCGAAATGAAAAATGGCACAGAGTTTAACCAACAAGAGTATAGAAAGCTAGAACGTGAAATAGCGATGACTGAAAGCTCTTTAGGTAAGCTAAAAGCGGAAGCTAAAGCAACTGGCGACCAGATGAACAAAAGCTCAATAGATATGCAAAAACTTGCTGAAGCAACAAAAAAAGTAGGCGAGATAACAGCTTCTGCAACAAAAGCACTAGTAAACTTTACAGTACAAGGCATAAAAATAATGGCTGGAGCTGTGGCTTCTGCGAGTGGAGCAATAGTAAAGCTTGCAAAGGATGCAGGAGCATTTGCGGATGAGATGAACACCTTATCAAGTGTAACAGGCATAAGCACAAAGCAACTACAACAGTTTAAATATGCAAGTGAGCTAATAGATGTAGATGTAAGTACGTTAGCATCAAGCATGAAGAAGTTAACAAGTACAATGAGCAGTGCTTCAAAAGGTAGTGGCGATGCTTACGAAACATTTAAGACTTTAGGCGTAGAGTTTAAAAACGCAGATGGTACTTTAAGAAATAGTAACGATGTATTTAATGATACGATAAGAGCTTTAGGAAACGTAGCAAACGAAACAGAACGAGATGCTATGTCGATGAAGCTTTTTGGCAAGAGTGCAACTGAACTTAACCCACTAATTGAAGGCGGAATAGATACCTTAGATGAAATGGGCAAAAAAGCCCAAGAATTAGGCTTAATTTTAAGCCAAGATACATTAGATGGTGCTAATAGATTTAATGATGCACTAGATAAGATAAAGTCAAACGGTAAAGGCTTATTTAACGTAATAGGTAGCGAGATAGCAAGCGAGTTTGCACCACAATTAGAAGCTGTTAACGGATACTTTGAAGGAATAATAAAGAAATTAACCACAGCACTAGATGAAGGAGGCTTTGAAAGTTTTATTGATGAGCTATCAACTACATTAAGTGATGTAATAACTAAAGCTATTGAGAAGTTACCAGATATTGCTAGAGGAGTAATGACACTTATTAAGAAGATAGTAAGTGCTATAAAAGAAAATGCGAGCCAACTTGGAGAAGCAATAGCAGAAGTAGCCATAGTAATAACAGAAGGCTTATATGAAATACTACCAGATGTAATTGAAATAGCAATACAACTTGTAACAAGCTTTATAAAAACAATAGGCGAGCATTTACCAGACTTACTACCAAAAATAGTAGAAGCTATGACAAGCATCCTAGAAATAGTAATTGATAACATTGATATTATCATTGAAGCAGGCTTGACTTTGCTTGAAGGCTTGATAACTGGGTTTATGAACGCACTACCACATTTACTTGAAAAAGCTCCAGTAATAATTGAAAAGTTTTTAAACAAGATAACGGAGCAACTACCAGTTATATGGGAGGCTGTAAACAATTTAATATTACAAGTAGTTGACTTCATGATGAAGCCAGAAAATTTAGAGTTGTTTATATCCACCGCAGTACAAGTAATGGCAGTGATCGCCAAAGCACTAGTACAAAATATACCAACACTAATAGAGGCAGGTTTAAGAATAACAAGAGATGTATATAAATCTTTAATTGGTAAGGTAATAGAAGCTGGTGCAAACTTAATTAGGGGACTATGGGAAGGCATTGCAGGAGTAAAAGACTGGATAATTAGGAAAATACGTAACTTATGTAGTGATATGTTAAACGCAATAACGAGCTTTTTTGGTATCCAGTCGCCATCAAAAGTTATGGCTGACCAAGTAGGAAAGTACATGGCTGAAGGTATAGGAGTAGGCTTTGGAAACACCCTACCAAGTGTAGTAAAAGCTATGCAAGAAAAATTAGGCATAGTAACTGATGCTTTTCAAACTGAACTAGCACTAGGCGACATACCACAGATACAAGGAAACACCATTGTAAGCGAAAACCAATACATAACAAAGAACTACACAAACACAGTAGAAACAATAAGACAACCACAAGCAATAGACTTAATACTAGATGGTACAAAAGTAGCAAGAGCAATAATACCACCACTTAATAGCGAGTATAACAGACTAGGAGTGAAGATATGATAACTATTGATAATAACACCTACGAAGTAGGAATAATAAAAATAACTCGTAAGGCTTCACAAAACATAGAGAGTTTAGGTACTACAATGGACTTACGTAAGCATTATGACATAAGAGGTACATACTACGATTATGAAGTAGAATTAGCTACAACACGCATGAACGTAAGCGACTATGACACACTATACGAAGTATTAACAACACCAGTAGAAAGCCATACAGTAACTTTACCTTATGGACAGGAAAACTTAACATTTGAAGCAAGAGTAAGTGTAGCGAGTGATAGTTTAATATCAAGCTATACAAACTTTAAGAAGTGGCGGAACATTAAAAGTCACATTTGAGGCATTAACTCCACAAAAGGAGGCATAAAAAATGAGTGTAGAAATAATGGCAACCTATGAGAACATACCTACTGGAAGTATGCAAAACTCAACTACAACAGGCACAAACGCATTAAACTACTCAACAAACTTTGTCAACTTTAATGATTTTAAAACATATAGAAG